TGAGCAAATTCGCGATCGGTGCACTGACTAAAGTCAAATGCTGTACATTCCATAGTGTACAAAACTTCTTTTGCAGTCATCTCATCGACACCACAGATTTCCATGATTCTTTTTGTATATTCAGTCCAAATTGACATGCTGTCCTCCATTTAATAAGTATATCATACACTATATAAATAGGGATGTACACAGTTATTTTCAATTAATTTGATTTTTTTTACATTTAATGAGAAAGTGTTACATAAATGATACAGCGGGGCTTAAATGAATAAAGACGAAATTTTATCTGCAATAACTAATACAAATCCAGCTCAACGTAATTATGATCTAACAAAAACTATACCTGATGATCATGTGCAGCTTATGTTAGATGCAATTAAGTACGCACCTACAAAACAGAATGAAACTCATTACAAAATTTATTGGTCAACTAATAGATCAGTAATAGAAGGAATTTATAGTAGAACAAAGTATTTTTCTGTAGTTGATGAAACTGTACCTATGAACAATAAAGGTAACACACCTGAAGAATATTGTGTTACAAATTCTCAAATCAACGCAAACCTTCTTGTTGCATTCTGTTCTGATTGGGATCAATCAAGAGGAAGAGCTAGAGATCATATTATTGTTGATGATGAAACTCGTAAAGAACATGTATGGACACATATTATGAAAAATAGAATTATGGATATTAGTGCAGGAATTGCTATTGGCCAACTTCTATTGACAGCAAACTTACTTGGTTATAGAACTGGTTGTTGTTCAGCGTTTATAGAAGATGAGGTGCTAGATGTCGATAATACATTCACAAAATGTATAGTTGGTATTGGATACCCAACAGATATGGATCGTACTATACATCCTGATGTAAGGAATAGAGATATTGCCTTACAAAGTTCAGTAGAAGGTTTGCCGCCAGATGATCTTTGGAAATTTCCTACTTTTGAAAAACAAGTAGAGATTACAGAATTATGATATTTGTAGATTTCTAAGAACTGTATTTACTGAATCTTCACTAACTACTATATTAGCTACACAAAAAGTTGATGGATCTCTAGGTGTAAAGATTGTATGCTCTTTACAAGTATTGATAAAGTAAACTCGTCCATGTTCCCAATGATATATTTTTTCATCAATAATAAAATAGTTATTTGGTGGATTACACCCTTTTAATGCTATGAATAAACGAAATGAATTTAACTCTATGTCATATTGATCTCTATGTGGAGGAAAACAACCAGTTTGATCCATTTGAATAAAGTGTGTTCTTCCTAAAAAGTTTTCAAATGGTTTCAGAGCCGGCTCAACTAAAGGCCATAACTCTGTCTTTTTGTTAAAATCAGTTTCATCTAATGTAAGATTATTTTTTATGTTATACTCTTTAACAGAATCAAGGTCAGGAATACCTGACAAGCCACCATCTAAACTAGTAATACTTAATCCTCTACGAGGAATATTTTTTCTTGGATTATATTGAACCCAATCATCTTCGTATAGTTTAAGCTCATCCATGACTCTTCCTGAATTAAGTTCACACTTTAATCCATAGACATCACCATACCTAGCTAGTACATCATACAAGTAGCTCATTTTTATTATACTCTTCTACATAAAACTCAAATTGTTTGTCATCTTCTAATTCTATTTGAAAAAATATTCTTTCAGAAGGAGATGATTCAGATCCGTGCAAAACTGTTGTATTCCACATTATTGGAGTTGTATGAAATACTTCTTCATCAGGATCATAAAATTTCAATGGCACTTGATGATCATTTTTTAATTCGAAAGAAACTATACATTGTCTGCGATCATCAATGTGGGGATGGTATCCACTACTAGTTAGAAAGTATGAGTCTCTCACATATTTAAACTTACTCTCTAATTCTTTACAATAATCCTTTTCAACAGGATTTAAGAGAGTAATAGGTTGTGGCTCTCCACCAGCTTGATTATAATAAACCCTTGCATCTTTCTTATTACTCTCAAATATATCTAAGAGCTTTTGTTTATTAAAATCAATGTCAATGTTTATCCATCTATATGGCTTGTATTCTTTCACCTATCCATCCTAAAAAATCATTGTGTTTATTTTTTTCATGGTGATGTTTATGCATCTCTTCACCCCATGTAATTAAATTTAGCCATGGTACATCAATTGGTTTACCATCTTTATGCACCATAATAATTACTATCTTACTCATCCAATGAGCAACAACAATAATCCATGGAAACAATAATGCTGTCATCCATGCAATGTGTATATGATACTTATACCATCTACATTTGTATGTTGCAAATGCTCTCCGATCTGGTAAGAACTCAGGACCCCAAAAGCTTAGTAGCATTTTCCACCATGGATGAAATAGAGGTGAGTGAGGATCTTTTTCTGTATCACTATATTTATGATGCTTCATATGTACAGCAGCATAAACGTTTGGTGATGAAAGATTTAACATACAAGATAAGAATTGAAATGTTTCGTCTATACTAGATCTAAATTTATAATGCTTATGAGTATAGACTCTATGTAAATACAAATAATTTACTACGTTATTAAAAATCCAACCTGCAGGTATCATCCACCATGCGAACCAAATGATAAAATTTATATGAGAAAATAAACTTATAAGTTGATACTTATGCTTTGTATAAAATGTTTTTAACTTCATTAACATCGCCTTTATACATTATCCATTGCCAATTATTTTTCATTTTTAGCTCGATTTTTTCTGGATATAAAATCCAGTCTTTAAAAAAGTCATTTAGTTTTTGAGATCTGAGATGACCAGCAGGAGACTTCTCTCTTGATTTAAAAATCATTTTGTATTTATGATTTTTATATTGTTGTATAGTCAATGCATAGTTATCAGGAGGATTCCACATACGCTTTCTATATATGGGATTAATCCATGTCCTTGATTCTATCCTATATACTTGATCAGCAAATGGTTGAACTCCAGCCATATAAGCTATATTGCCGTCTTGATCATACATGTACCCATATTCTACATGTCTATCAATATAACGAAGTTCATAATTTTTTGATAATGGATCATCACTAGATCGTATTTGTTCTAGTGTTTTTAAAAAAAGATCGTCGTAATTTTTTTCTTCGTAAAACTTAACTCTTTTATAAGATAGCATTGAGGAAGAGATCCCTTGACGTTTCATACATCGAAACAGTCATTGAATCACGTGCCGCCTGATGCATACTATTATTATATTGAGATTCAGCTTCTTCCCACCAATTTGCACTTGTCCAATCAATGCTAATACTATTAGTATTATTACATAGTCTTTCGTGGCCACCTGATCCAGTATGGATAATTGGTATCTTACCCATAGCTAAGCATTCTTGTACACCAAATCCATTACTTTCCCATATAGCAGGATATAAACCAAATACAGAATCGGTTATCAACGATTTATAATTTTCAAATGTTTTTACATCATCTATATCTACTGAGTCATCCCTAAATGAAGTATCATCAAGCGCACTCGCCCCAATACCTTTAATTATCCAATCGTCTCTATTTGAAATTAAATTAAATCTTTTTTGACTATCTAATCTACCTGTAAAATATGCAGTTTTTCTAAATTCGGTTGGCATAGCCATTTCTCGATATTTAGTTGGATTTACATATTCTAACATCATATCAGCATCTATATTATAATGTGATTTAATTGCTGCTTTGCTTGTAGGAGATGCGCATATAACTCTATCTGCAGCTGCAATCCATTCAGCTTCTCTAGTTAGCCAATGATCGTTTCCATCTGTCTGTGCTGAATGTTTAGCTTTTACTTCCGCATATAATGAACGAACAAAATAGATTACATCTGCACCTGTATATGTAACATCATTCCATTGAGTTAAATAATCTATATAATTTACAATTTTAGCTGGTTTTTCAGTATTACAAAATGTTGCAAAGTCATCTCTTAGGTTATCAGGTGTTGTATATGTAACATGAGAAAGAGTAGGATAAGTACCTCCGTCAATATTATTCGCAAATATTTTAAATCCATGTTCAGCCGCTAGTGCATTAAGATTATCTAGTCTAAATGCCTCATGTACCTGTGCATATCTTTCTGCGTTTGTAAAAATAATATTTGCCATTTACCACCTCGGAGAGTTATTGATTAGATTAGGACTATAGTCCATACCTTTTAGGCTATGAACTATTTGATCTATGTACTCACTATTTATAACGTTTTTACCTTTGTAATCAGATTTTATATCAAGAGCGTTTTCATCTAGTTCGTTGCGTGGATTATTTATGTAACTAATATCTACATTAAATCTTTTAGAAATTATTTCTGCTAATTCTGAAATGGTTTGTATTTCTGTAAACAAATTGAATGTACCGGTTTTACGCTGCGTTGCATAATCATACATTGCCTGTACAGAATCTTCTAGATGAATAAAAGCACGAGCTCTTTTACCGCTTCCATAAATTGTAAGAGGTAAGTTATTGGCCGCTTGAAAACAGAATCGATTAAATACTGTACCATAGATACCGTCGTAATCAAATATATTCTTTCCAAAATTAGATGTTGATGTTAGATGTGTTTCCCAGCCCCATACAATTCCTTGATGAAGATCTGAATATCCTAAATTCCAATTCTTATTATAATAGCGAAACATTTGATTATCCATGCATTTTGTCATATGATAAATGCTACCTGGATTAAATCCTTCTTGTTTGCCGTCATATCCATAAACACCCATACTACCAATGTGTACTATGTTTGTACTAGTACCAGCAAGAAGATTTAAAATATTATGAGTACCTACAATATTATTTTCTACTGTATAACATCTATCCATCATGCTATGCGGAGCAGATCTCTGTTCTGCTAAATGTATTACATGATCTGGTGAATACTTGTCAAAACATTCTTTTAGTAATCTAGGATTTTTTGCTATGTCAAAATATTCAAAAATAATATCTGATTTTTGTCTATCAGCAACATTATAGTTGCCTCTATTTAAATTATCTATTGCGACAACGCGATAACCTTCACTTAAGAATTTAAGAGATGTAGGCCATCCAATAAATCCCATACCACCTAAAATCATTACTGTCTTCATAAAAACTCCATATAAAAATGGGGAGCTGACCGTAGCTCCCCGCGCATCTATTACGTGATGACCCGATGATTTAGAATGAGAATGATACACCTACTGTTGCATCACCAAATTCAAGGTCTGCGTCTGTACCGATTTCTCCGTAAGCTCGTAGACCAGTTTGTCCTAGAGAATAACCTGCTTCGAAGTCAATTCCCTGAAATACATCACCTTCATTCAAGTTAATAACGTCGAATGTAGTTGATGCTTTAAAATCAGTACCCCATGCGTTTAGGCCAACTGATGGAACGAATTCCATTGCCCATAGCTCAGTTCCTGTATCATAATTTACGTCGGCTTTACCACCTGCTGAAAGTGTCTGACCGGCGATTGTGAAATCCATAGCTGATACAGCTGTGGAAGCCATAATAAGAGTCGCTGCTGTAAGTGTAGCAATTTTCATAATCGTTTTCCTTTATACCTTATTTTTATTTACGATTCCAGATTTCATACAGTACCCAAACGGCTAATAAACCGACGAGTCCTTGTGATCCTAACATTGCAATTATTCCGCTTACGTTAGATATCACGCTCGCAGTTCCTATGAACGGAGTCAGATGTGCACTAAGGCCTAATACCTCTAATACAATCATTAATGCTGCTACGGATATACCGACTTCAGCAAGGCTTCCCGCCCATGTTTTAACTTTGTTTAAGATTTCCATATAATCTCCCCTTTCTTATATGATGTGACTTTTCTGTTGCTAGGCAAGCCACAAGCCCCCTGTGATCATGCCGCTAGGGCAAATGATTCAGATGGTGCAAAGTTATCGTTTGCAGTTATTTTTTGTATACTAGCCTACATGTCGAACCTTGTTCACCCCCATAAAATCGTGGTGGAGGTGCGCGGTACTGCCCCGCGGTCCATATAAACGTTTTAACGCATACTTATATATTTATTATAGTTTTAGTATACTTTAATAAACATATTTGAGGAGTGTGACATATTTGTCACAGTTCGTTATCATGAACATAAAGTTGAATCAAAGCATAATGTAATACTTTCATTAAATCTTTACGCGCATCATCAGCGGTACCTTTCTTACCGTATCGTTGTGCATATTTAAGAACATTACCAATACAGAAACCTGTACCATGTCCACCATCTACAATAAATTCAGTGGCTTGAAATTTATCTTTAGAATAATGCTGACCATAAGTTGCATCAACATAATCTTTTAATTCTTTCACATAATCAGCTTCATTAAACTTATAACTAATTTTACCAACCATTGCCTCTCCAATCATAAAATATATGTATACCAATTTTTGTCGTGCGGATCATGTCGGATTTTTTATTCCAAGCAGGATCAACATAAGTTGCGTGATAAAAATTAGCACCACCTGTATTGTCTTCACTTTTTCCATTCATAACATCATGTGCTATAGCTCGAGCAATCCACCAAGCTTTTCGTTCTCTAGGTGTTTGATCTTTAATCAAATGCGTCCAACTAAACTGATTCTTCTGATATACAACATCACAAATATTATTAGGCCAACGATCATCATTAACCCGATTTAATGTTACATGTGCTACGGCCAACTGACCATCAATTCCTTCACCACGTGCCTCGTGGTATATATTCATTGCCATACAATCTTTTGCTTCGGCATATTCCATCGTTGATAACCACGTGCAACCGGCAATAAAACCAAGGGTTGCCATAGAAAAAACGCTCGCTACTTTCATAAAAAACCTCATCTTCATGTAATTATTATAGCAAGTTTAATTTGAGTTGTACACAGTTTTTTTAGTTTATTTCAAGTTTTTTTATACCAAGTGCCCAGTTTTCAGCTGCATCTTCTACATAACGTAAAGACTTATTAGGAAAGTCTTCTTTAAAAAACCGTTTACCATTTTCCTTATGATAAGTTAAGTATGCATGCTCTTCTTTAAAATCAAAATGTAGTTCGCAATACTGTCCTTCGTTTGGTGGATCAGCATAAAACGTAGACATATGTTTACCCATCGAAATGTTTCTCCAGCATTTCGATACGATCGCTTGCCGCCGCCATCTTATCTAGTTCTTCTTGAATAGCTTCAACAATATCGCTATGTTCACCAATACCAACTGATTTATCCATATAAACCATTATATTTGTTTTTGCACGTTCTAACTCACCCTCGGCATGCATACGTGCTGCTTTGACTAATTGTTCTTTCATTGTACGTATTCCTCTATTCCTGGAAAGATCTGAGCAATTGCTTTTGCAATCTCTCGTGCCAATTCCATATGTTCTAGTTGTGTTCCATTAGCACTTCGCAATTCAATGTAATGAATCCATGAACGGATAGTTCCGTTACAATATAATTTACTTAATGTATTACCTTCTGGCAATACAGATCGTGCTTGTTCCTTAGCAATACCGTTATCTATAGCCCAATTATAAGCCCTCATTGCGGTTTGCCAAACTGTTCTCTGATGTTGTTCCCATACTAAATGTAAGTTAACATCATCAGTAATCACACTGTTCTGTCGGTTTTTTGGATCTTGTAAACGTGCTTTCCTTAAAACAAAATTATCATCAAGATCACGGACGTCAGCATACCGCTGAGAAAACTCTTGAAAGGAAAACGATCGATGTCTAAGGAATTGTCTTGCAATGTCTCGTGTTGTTTCGATTTCGATACAGGCGGATGCCATTTCGAAAGGGCTCCAGTGTTTGTGCTTTGATAGGTATCGCAATAATTTTGGCGCTGTTTCGGAGTTAAGCTGGTTCGCTGGATTCGAGACACGGGCTGCATACGCGATGAGATCTTCTGGTGTGTCGATACCAATGAATGCATCCTTTGCGGGCTGGCTATACGAGATAAGTCGTGCATGCATTATTTTCCTTGACCTCGATATTTTTTATAACCACGTTTTTTATGTTTATTCATAGATGCAGTCGATACGTTACGTCGACCGATAGAAGTTTTCTTATTTCCTTTAGCCATCATATTTCCTTTTTAGTATTGTATTGTTTCCTTCAGGTAAACACATTATTGCTTCTATCCTATCATTGAATCCACCCTTTGCTATTACTTCAATAGCAAGTGTTCCATGATTTTCTTTAGCATTTACATATTTAACACATTCATCTTTAGTATCAAACTTTTGATGAGGTATTGCCCACGGATCTGGAGTATTAAGAGTAATTAACACTATCAACCATTGCATTTTTTAAAACCTTTTTAATTACTTCTTCTTCTAAGCAAGCAACTGCTTCAACTGGCATAGGTTCACCATATTCTTGTAATAATTTTTGTTTAACAGCTTCTTTAGATTCCCATAATGTTACTAAACATTCTTCTCTGCTTTCAAATTCAGGTTCATGAAATATAAAGATATCACCCGGTGTTGTATTAAAAATTATTACTACGAACCATTTCATTTGCTATTACTCCAAACTCTTGGTTTACCCCAATTTGGAGATAAAGATTTTTGTGCTCCATTAGGTAATGCTACACCAGGATATCTATAATGAGGATTTTTCTGAAGAAAAGCCCAAAGACGATCTTCTTCTTCGAAGCGTATTTTATTTTGTTCTGTTACAACACACGTAGCGATAGCTCCTAAATCAGAATTATTTAATCCTTGATAGTTGTATTTTTCCATACACATTTTATGAATAGAATTGTCTGCAAATGCAGGAGTTGCCAATAATAACAAAGCTAGATATTTCATCATTTCACCTTTATGTTTGATGGGTTATATTGTTCACCATTATAACCACCTTGGGTTCCGTCTACTCCACTGTTGCATCCTACAACAACTACGAGTAAAAAGAATATAGACCATCCTACTATAATTTTGGTCCATCGTATAAATTCATTAAATGTTCGTTCAGCTTCTAGCTGCGCTTCTTCTTTAGGAGTCTTCATCTATTAATACCTGTGCATTAAATGCTGTTACTATTCTATCTACATCACCTGTATATATTTGTTGAGCATGTTGAAGATATGCAGGAAATAATATTAAATTACCTGGCATTGGTTTAATATCTAAACCTGCATCTACAATTCCAGTATTACCAGCATCTACATATGTACTTCTAACAGGACTATAATAATGAGTATATCCATCTTTATTATCTCCTGGATCTATATAAAATACGCCTGCCCAACTACACATTGGATGTGTGTGAGCACCGTGTACACTATATTTTTTTGATATATGATACCAACTATCTAAAAAATTTATTTTATAATTGACTTTACGGTGAGGATTTAATGCTTTTACAGTTACAGATATACATTCGCTCAACCATTTAACTGTATCATGTATTACAGGTTCATCTGTTTTATAAAAATTAAATTTAGATTCTACTAAATTATGTTTTATTACAGGTGCAACACCACTTTCTATACCTTCTGCATTTAATGTAAGAATATAATCTTTTAGTTTTTCAGCTAATTTTACATTTTTGTATTTTGCAATTGGTGTAGACCAATGATGTCTTATATTTGGTATCATTAAATTAATTCCATTCTACTGGCTCTACCCATGGATAACATGGTATAATACTTTGTCGACAATATCGTGCATTATCTACCAAAAGTACAGGTAAAACACATATAACAAATACACAAAATAGAAAAGGCCATAATAGTCCTTTCATCATTTACTCCATTTTAAAATTACTAAATTTTTCTTGTGCCGTGGTATTATCAAAGACTGGAACGTCTTGGACTAAATTCTGTTGAGAATCAGATACATCAAATAATTTCATACGAGATCGATCTATGCCAATAACAAATCTTTTATTTGAAGATGGATCATTATATCTGTTCTTTAATTGTTTTACCATTATTTGCCCTTGCGATTCTAATTCTTCATTAGAAACTAAGGCAAACATTAAGTCCGCCGTTGCGGGTAATCCAAAAGACTCGGACGTATCTTCAAGCCCAGGATCCGAGCTACCGAAACCACTACGCGTCGTTTGAGTTGCAGATACGATCGGAACGTTAAATTCAACCGCCAAGCCGCGTAGCTCTTCAGCAATAGCTTTAATGTATGTATAGGAATTTATCGATCCTCCCATTGTTTTCATACGAGAAGAAGCACATATATTGAGATAATCAATGAATATCATATCAGGTATAAACTTCTTCTTTAGTTTAAGTTCATTTAAAAGAGCTCTAAAGTGTCCGCTATGAGCAGAACCTGTTGGATACTCTTTTACAATCAGTTTACCACTTGTCATTTTTTTAAGTTTTGCAATCTTATTAGAAAACATATCAAATGATAAATTAGGTATCTGATCTAGTGGAACATCAAGTAAGTTAGCATCGATTCTTTCAGCGATACGTTCTTCTGCCATTTCCATTGTAATATATAAGACGTTCCTACCTTGCGCTAATACGCTTCCGGCAACATGGCACATAAATAAAGATTTACCAACACCAGTGCCAGCCAAAGCGATATTAAGTGTTTTATTGGGTAAACCACCTTTTGTGATAGTGTTAAATTTATCAAGGTCGAATTCAATTCTTTCTTCTTGTTCATGATAAAAGTCATACCTTTCTGAAAATGATTCTATGTAATCATGACCTATATTTGTATCAAAAGATACGGCCAATGCTTTTTGTAGAAGATCAGGTAATGCATTTTTTGTAAGCGACTTATGTTTACCATCAATAACAGTTATAGCTTCAAGTACAGCTTGGTGAACAGCTTGATCTTGACACCACTTTTCAGTAGTATTCTCAAGCCATTTTTCATCTATAGCTTCTATTTTAAATATCTCAGGAATAATAGTAGAAGCTTCAGTATAATCATTTGCGTTTGCAAAACGATCTGACTGATCTACTTCAACGCGAAAAGCCTCTTCTGTTGGAAGTTTGTTATACTTCGAAACAAAAGAAGCCAGTTCTTTGAATAATTTCTGATGAATACCAGTAAAATAATCTGGTTGAATGAATGGTAGAACCTTACGCATATACGTTTCGTTCGTAATTACATTCCTTAAAATAGTTTGCTGTAAATTATCCACGCGGTATGTCTTCCTCTTTAACTTTTTGAGCATCACTCATTAAGGCATATAATACATCACCGGCGAGCGTTTGTAAACCTTTATTTTGCTCATTTAAGTCTGGATCAGGAGAAGATTTAATTGCAAAGTCATATGATAAAGCAAACTCGTCATCATCTTCTATATTAGGATCATCTACTATTCGTAGGTTTTTAAATCCAATTAATGTTTCGACAAATTCACCTTTCATGAATCGTACATTAAATTCCATTTCACCTTCGCCAGGATTAGCCTCATCTTCTAAGACAAAGTCTTCACCTTCCTTCATACCGTTTCCTCTACGATTTCATCCATTGATACTTGTTCTTTGTAACCAATAGAATATTGCTTCTTGACAAACTCTTTAAAGTCTGTTTTATTAAAGATATCAATCCAGAAAAACTGTCCGAGTGTATCTCCGTACCGGACTTTAGGACCTAACTCACCGGTCTCCTGGTCAACTACAGCATACCACCCATTCGATGGTTTCTCAACATATCCACCTGCTAAGGCAACATCAAGTAATCCACTATAATCTTCGACGCCACCTTCCCATGAGACGGTGATTGGAATCTTAGACTTTTCTTTTACATAGCGTGATTTCTCTACGTTAATCACAAAGTGATAACCTTGAATCTCTGTACCTTTCTTGTCTTGTTGACGACCAATGATCCAGATATTATCAGCTGAATAGTAAAGACCTGTACCACCACCAACAACGGCTTTAGGGAACAAACCAATTTCCATATATGTATGGTTAACAGCAATCATAGGAATATTCTTCATAGTTAAGTATGGAGTTGCCATACGAAATAAACCTTTGAGTGCTTTTGCCCTTGACATATCTGCCACTGATTTTTCGTTCATAGCATCTTCAAGTTCTTTCTTCGATGCTAAGTTACCGATTGAATCAATAACAATAATAACAGGATCATCACGATCAATGTTCTCAAGTTGATTAACTAGATCGAATTTTAGTTCTTCTACATTTGTAATAGGCGTATGAAGAACACGGCTTGTGTCAATATCGAATTGACTAAAATAACTTTGAGGTGAGCCAAACTCAGAATCATAAAATAACATAACAGCATCTTTGTGATGCTTCATGTACGATGCGGCCATAAGCAAAGCAAATGAAGTTTTAAAATGCTTTGATGGACCGGCAAGAATAGTCAAACCAGCAGATAAACCACCATCAATATCACCTGATAAGGCAACATTAATCATTGGCACATCTGTCTTGACCATATCTTTTTCATTAAAAAATTTAGACTCAGAAAGAACCTCCGTAGCTTTTAGCTTGGAGTTCTTTTTGAGTTTATCCATGATTGACATGCATAATCTCCTTTAAATTGATATGATTATTATATCACGATTTGGATGTGTTGTACACAATATTATTAGATTTTTCTCTATCATCTATTTCATATTGATCACGTACTTCGTTATTAGAATTAATAACTTCTTCAAGTATACTAAAATCTTCAGAATATTTTAAAAACGCTGCCGTATCTTTTGGAAAACATGCTCCACCAAAACCTCGTTTACCATCGAATCCTGGAACTGTTGTATGAGATGCTCCGATACGAGGATCATCTATCATAGCATTTATAATCCTTGAATATCTTGCATTAGATTTTTTACGTATAATATTTTCAAATTGATTGAACCACATTACTTTACTAGCAAGGAAACAATTGATTCCATATTTTACAAAGCTAGCTTCTTCTGGTTTTACATAATGAGTAGGACATTGTCGGCATGCACTATAATCATCATAATATTTTTTAAGCAGCTTACAATCTTCTTCATGTCCACCAAAGACATGGACTATAGGATTTAAAAATTCTTCTATAGCATTACGTTCAGCTAAAAATTCAGGATTATATACAACACGTCGACTCTTTAATACAGATACTATGTTAGGTGTAACAGTAGATTTAAGTACTATAAGTGCCTCTGTATGTAATCTTAAATATTCAACTGCTTCGACTGCCATTATTGCATTAACTGAACCATCATTAGCCATTGGAGTTGGTACACATACACACGCAAGATCGATGTCTTTATCTTTAAGATCTTCAATCTTTGTGTTATAGATTGGATCTATAATAATTTTTTCTACTTCAGGATCATTAAATCCAGCGTCAACAGCTTTTCCTACAAAGCCGTGACCTATAATTGCCATCTTCATTAGCCACTCACATATGTTTTTGAATTAGGACGATAAAAGTTTTTTTGATGATGAATACGACCTAATAGTTCTTGAATCTCGTGCATCTCTTTTTTACATTGTTCTGATGTTTCACCCTGAGCAATGGCAAGACCTCGTCGTCCTGCTTTTGCTCTCAATGCTTGTTCTATAATTTCTATGTCTCGTACAGACAACTCGAATTTTTTATTAGGCTTATTTGCCATTAATTAACTCCGTGATATGATTTATACCATTCAACAAATCGTGCAACACCTTCTTGCATGGATACTTTTGGTTCATATCCTAAAGCTTTTAATTTACTTGTATCAGACCATGTATCTTTATTATCAGCTGGATGCATTGGACTAAAACGAATATTAGCTTCTCTGCCTAAATTCTTTTCTATCTCTCTTATAAAGTTCATTAACTGTACTTGTTTACCATAACCGATATTATATATTTCATTTTCACCAGGTTTCATAGCTTCAAGTGCAATAATTGTACCATCGACGATATCATCAATATATGTAAAGTCACGTGTCATAATACCATCGTTATATACTTCTATTTCAGTACCATGAACAATATTATCTGTAAATTTATATAATGCCATATCTGGTCTACCCCATGGTCCATAGACTGTAAAAAATCTTAAACCAGTTGTAGAATCAATTTTAGAATAATTAAACATAGATTCATTTGCAATTTTAGTCATTGCATATGGATGTTTAGCTTGACCTGGTGGATCTTCTTTAAATGGAACTGGACCTGTATTTACACTCGATGTTGACGCATATACAACTTTATCTATTGCCAACATTTCACAAGCATCAATCAAATGATGTGTACCTTTAATATTATTTGCCATATACATTTCAGGTTGTTCTAATGAATTACGAACACCCGCATAGGCAGCTAAGTGAATTACTGCATTAGGATTTTCGGCGTACATAAAATCTATTAGCTTATCACGTTCTAATAGATCTATATTATGTAAGGTTGCATCTAGTTCTTTTGCTCTAGCCCATTTAAGATTTGGATCATAATACTCATTATAGTTATCAATCCCACAAACCTCATATCCCCTATCAATTAAAGCTTTTGCTGTATGCATGCCAATAAAGCCTGCCATACCTGTAATCATAATTTTTTTCTTAGGTTGTTTTTTTGACCAAGGTTTCTTCATGCCATAAATTCCTCTAACGCATTCACTGGAGGATGGCCTTGTCTTTGTTCCCAACCAGATTCCCATCCTGAATTATTTCTTAGATCTGGTCCGATATGATCGAATGTACCATTGCCACGTGGAACATAGTTTTGTCCAAAGCGTACAAAGTCACACATTACATCTTCAAGATCTTTTGGTTTACCACCTGTTTTTTCTCGTAGCAAATCCATAAAGTCATCGGCTTTCCAGCCAGTCGATAGTTTCTTCATACAACGTACGGCATTATTACCTAAGTACGTATGACTGTCTACATCAGCAAGCTCGGGAAAATAATCAGAACAATCCATAGAAAAAGCCGCGTATTGAAAATTAAATTTTCTATGACCATTTCGTTTATTATGTTCGTTAAGGTGATCGACAATTTCTTTATGACCTCGCTTCTTCTTGAATAGAAACTCTCCAGTACTATGTATTAAATCTGGTAATTCCTTAACCATAAAGTCTACGTTACTTACACCTTTCTTCGGAGCAGGAGGTTGGTTA